CAAACCCCCCGTGTTCCAGAAGGGGAGTAAACTCTACCCTGGTGGCACACAATGGTACTTGCATAGTGACTTTCAAGGAAATGCCTATGCCAGACTAGATCCAAGAAACGTTGATACGGACAACGTAAGACCGACGCTCCAAACCGGGCCAATATGACGCAGTAAGGAAGGCCCCAGAGTCAACAGTAGAACGGTAAAACCAGGAAATAATAATTTCACTGGTCCTACTGTCCTAGCATCAACTTCATGCAACACTAAAAGGGGGGGCAGGTTTCCCCCCCCCCCCGTGTCTCATGACTTAGCTAGGTCGGCAATAACCGAAGGATAAGGGTTACGGTCACTGTCTCGCCCGAGACAGTGGATTCCACCCGTTCATCAACGCTGAACTCGCGACTTCTACCTTCAGAGAGGCCAGGAACTATGGGCTTCCACAGACGCAGATACCATCGGTCAAAACCGAACATTTCGCTCTCATACGCCGTAATGAGTCCCCCATAACACGGAACAATCTCTCGTCAAGTTTATGTTGAAGATTTCTTCTCTCCCGAAGAAGAGCCAATAGACCTTGTGAGTCTAAGGGATAGTTCCTTACCGTGCCCTGGTTGCCCGGGGCTATAAGGCTTGTCGACTCCTACCAGAGCCGGAATGTTTGTTGAGGAACTAACATTCAAAATACCCCCCCCACCAGCCGGGGGGAACCCAGGTTGAACTGGGGAGTTTAGAGTTTTCTTTCTCGAAGGCACAAAGCGTCGTCCTCCAACGACTTTCTTTGGAGCACTAGGATCCGAACCCGTAGCTTCATCGAAAGTAATCGACAAGTCGCCAAACTCCATGGTCTTCCACGAGAAGCCACCATACGAAACAACAAAGTTGTAATGCTGGTCCTTCTCAATGGAGGGCAGAAACAGAACAAGGTAAGCCGGAACGGTTGTTACCTTGACGTCACATGAAGCCATATAATCCCACTCGATGACCTGCTCACTGAGGGAACTACCATTGATCGATGCGTCCTGGTGTCCCAGAACGCATGACAAGTCGGCTTGAAGATTACTAACGGAGCATCCACTCCACGCTTGCACCCCATACCCCCCCCGTGCCTGATTGAAACTAATCAAACCCTTCCATTCCTCCTTTGAGCCGTCCGCGGTCTTATCGCGAACGTTCTGTTGGCCCTCACAAGCAATATGGACACGGAAATCTGCCACCTTATTCAGGGGAAAGAGTATCCCTATCGACACATACGAGGAGTTTACAACACGAGTCACACTCAAGGATTCCTCAGACCAAGACTCATCCTGCCACTTAAAGAGAGTCAGACTCTTGACGTTTGCCACATCAATATTCTCACTACTCTTACGAGTGTAGATGGGAATGGTAGGATTCCCGGTGTAACCCCAAAGAAGTCCTGGGGCCGGCGGAGCCGGCGAGGGGGATGGGGGGGGAGGGGTGGGCGTGGGAGAGGGAGGAGGGTCTCCGGATCCCTATTTACGGTCAACGAACTGACACCGAAATGTCAGCTTCAAGAACCCTGCGGTCTCAGCTGCACCAGATCCCTTGTAGAGGAAGTAGAACTGGTCTACACTCGTCTCCAAGAGGACCTGGGAGCCCAGATGTATCTCTCCATACGCGCGGGTCCCCCCAGAACGGAGGGGCCAGCAAGTAAGCGGCTTCACCCCCTGACCGGTGCCCTTGCAAGAAGTATCAATATGATACGCAAGGACACCCCGGTCAGTAGACGAAGCCGCCGACACCCACTGTACAGTGAGTGCCAGTACTCGATACCTCTGGTAGATCTTCAGGAACCCCGTGAAGGATTCAACAGGAGAAGACGGGCCAAATTTGACCGCTCCAACTGCGTCCCCCTTCAGGGTGTCCGTGATGTGGGTGAAATTGGTCGTAACCGAATCTCCCCCACCCGTTGACCCACCACGTCGTCGCCTACGACGTGGGGCTCTTGGCCGAGCCACCACAACAACAGGCTGGTTAGTTCCTTTTGTTTGGCGACGTCGGCGATTGCGACGATTCCGGCGTGCACGATTGCCAGTTGTCTGGGTTGCCTTTGCTAAAACCATCGCTGCTTGCTGTCTGCTTATCCACCTATTCCAACAGTATAGCTAGTGGGTAAAGTCTGCGTATTTACGAACTCGAGAAATCTTGTGTCTTCAACGTGTGAGCGTCTAGACCGAAGGCACACAAGATTTCCGCCAATTCGAACGCCGGCAGATGGCGTAGGGCCTGAAGCACCGAGAAGAATGATATATACCAATTCAACGCGGCTGAAGCATCGGGGCTGTCAGGCGAGTGGCCACAAAGAAGTCGAAACAACATGCGCCCGGAATTCACCGGTAGGGCCACCCTTGGAGTTCTGAAGACATGGGAACAGAAGTCAAAAGACTCTGCCTCTTCACACTTGAAACCCAGTTCTCCATACCGGGCCAAGTTTGTACCAACCCCTTCGATTGCATCATCTCCCATGGAAAAACACCACGGGGCTCCAGCGTACAGGGACATCATAAACCTCACTCGCGAATTAGAGCTCGAGGTATTATAAGATCCCGACTTCTGGATCCCGCTTGTCGTCTGAGACAAAAGAGTCCCGTCAGACAAACAGAAGACAGAGTTGCAAATGCAACTCAACCAAACATCGCGAATAACCGCGAGTTCAGGTGCACAGTCGATGGTAAGGGCGTTGCGCACTTCCATGTCATCTTGAAGAAGCCAATCAGGCACGGACCAGTCAAAACCGGAACAGTCCGTGGGTACCACCCACTTTCTGTAATCTTCAAACAGCTCCGACAGGGAAGAACCACACGCAGAAGCTAATCGCGTGGTGAATTCCTCTACCTGGTCATCTGTCGAAAGACCCATACCTGGCTGAGACGGGAGGGATTGGTAGGCCACCAACTCTCGCTTGTTCTGCTCTTGGAAGAGCATTCGTGCTACAAGCTGGTCAACCAGACTGACAGAAGCTATCAGTCTATATCGACCCTCAAGTAGCTTGGAGACCTTGTGGGGTTCTCCTTTGACGAATACCCTAACCGGATCACAGATCCCGTCCTGGACAGCCGCTTCCGGGGTAGAAAAGGAATAGACCAACATGCGGGTTAACCTGGCCCAAACCAACTCAAACAGCTCTTCAGCTGCGAGTCGATCCAGGAACCAGTCCGCATGTGTTCTACGCCCATTCCATGAGGCATAGGGAACTCCTGACCCAGCAGTCGGCTCCAAAGAGTCCAAACACTGGGTAAAGAATTTCCACCCTTGTTCTCGATCAAGACCATTTCTGATCCAAAGAGGACTAGGGAGCCTCACGCCCCAATAAGCGGCGATGGTTTTCTTCAAGACATCCTCCCGTTCAGCTTGGGAGGGTACACGTGCATTCTTTTGGGCCACTGCACGGCGTGCGGCCTGCAACCTCAGCGAAGTCAATTCTGCATCGCTCCCGTACTGGGGCCACCCGAAGCCTGAGACTTGGGCAGCCAACCAGGGCGAAAGCTCTGCTGCTTTGAGCCCGAAGGCTGAGAGTTGCTGTCTAGCCCCATTGAAGTAGCGGACTTTGGCGAAGCCACTCCAGCGGAAGTCTTCGGGAGGTTCACCTTTTCCTTTGCAGGCGTCTGGGAACCATTGGTAGACTTCGCTGAAGAGGGCTTCGATCGCCGTCTTTTCTTCTGGGGCTTTTTCATCGCCCGACTCGAAAGTGCCTCCACTACCGCCGCTTCGACTTTGCTCAAGTCGATCCTTTCCAGGATCCTCTCGATCAGAGCCGTCTCGATGGTCTTGAAGTTGTCGGTAGGAGGGGGAAATGGGCCTTTGGGGCTGGACTCGGTTACTGGGGTCGCCATTGCTGGTTCCTCCACAGATTCCGGAGCTCTCTCCTCGGCTTTCTTTCCTGCTTTCCTCCGGCGTCTTCGGCTTTTCTTGCCGGAGTTTTCGGTTGGGGTTGATGGGGTTTTGATTTCGGAGTTGTCCACTCCGGCTGCTTTTGTTTTCCCAGACGCAGCTGTCTGGGTTGATCCGTTTCCCGACTTCTTTGGCTTCGCCTCACGCTTCTTCCAGCCCGCGGATTCATCAAAGTATCCTTGGTCCTTCAAGTCGCGGAGATTAGCTACGTAGAAGTTGTCTATGTCCTCATCATCTGAGTCCCAGCCATCATCTCGAATCCACTTCTCCTTCTTCAGGGCTGCGAGGGATTTTCCTCTGGTCACCTTTACGTCCGAAACTGCGAAAAGCATATTCCGGCCCATAACGCGAACCGTAGAGGTATGTCCCTCGGCCTTGTCGAAATCGACAAGATCAAGTAGATGAGTCTCCTGGTGCATAGACTCGGCCCACCCAACAGGATGGGTGAAACCGGGGATCACGTGCACAAAACCTGCACGGTTTGCTTCAAGGTCTTTACCGAAGTGGCCGACGTGCACAGCCACAACCTTTCCCTCAACGAAATACGGAAGACCAGAGTCTCCCTCCTCAGTCTGGGAGAGAACCGATACCTTGCCGTCATAGATACCCTGTATCTTAGCTGTCTGCGCCTTCCAGACGCCGTCACGCTTCTGAAAAAGGGTTGCAGAACCCTTCCTCAAAAACCCAACGGATCTTAGAGGCACAGCCTTAGCTCCCAAAAGAGAGTTCCAGCCAGCTGGCCCCCGGAGGATGATAACATCCTGCACGGGGTCAGAGTAGATGACTTCAAATTCATCGAGACAGAGAGTACCGGATTTCCCGATAACACTCGTCCCGAATCCAGAGATGCAATGCATCGCAGATAAAAGACACACCTTTTCCTCCCCTTCAATACGGACACAGGTGCCATATCCGCAATGAGATCCATTGTCGTACACAATCTCAAGCACGGCATTCTTGGGAGGAGAAGCCGTGATAGTGTGGCAAGGCCAC